CTGAATCCATCTCATCACAATCAGGACATACAGCTATCTTACCATCGAGTAAGTGCGTAAGGCCTAAGTGAACGAAGTATGTACATCCAGCTAGAGTACACTTCCATGTCTTCTTATTGATTAGTGCGAGTCTGTGCGGGTGCTTGGCCATGTGTCTGTCTCCTTAGTTTACTGACTCCGATGCCACAAGAGGTATGCCAGCCAATGTGTGACTGGGTGTGTGTCAGTGTATCACGTCTGCCGGGCGAGGACAAGTGTAATTTTGACATGGTTTCGGCGTTCTTCGTATATTTTATGGTGTTCTAAAAAAAAAAAATATTAGATATATAATATAAGAGGAAAAACTCCAACTACCAACCCCGAGGTGTGTAAGAACTACATGATTGCGTGCCATAGGGCCTCGACACTCAGACACACACACTCACACACTTATATGTATATTTGCAATAGTGCACAGCAAAAAGCCCGTCTCGTGAGAGAGACAGGCACAGCAACATGCGCACAGCAGAATGCTGATAGGCGGAGCCTATTCAATTATTTGGAGTTGTGCTACGGGGAATTGGATATGTGCACAGAAGATGCGCACAGAAGTTGTCCCTGCGCGGGAGCGCGGAGATGGCCCCGAGGATTGCTCCCCGGAGCCCAGGTATCAGACTGCGCGCTTGAAGTGCTCGCGCTTGTCCTGTGCGGTCAGGATGATGTCTACCGCATCCTTGAACGGCACGCCTGCTGAGCAGAGGACGCGGACTGCGCGCTTGAGTTGCTTGAACTGTGCGACGGTCATTCCGGCGATAGCGTACGTGGGGAAATCTACGTTGTACATCAGAAACTCCAGTGTGAGAGAGTGAGAGAAAGGAAGGGCGGATATTCAGTCCGCCCTCTGGTGCTAGGCTCTAGTCCTCGTCTTCAGCCCATGCGGTCTTCAGTGAAGCCGCTGCGAACTCACGCGCGCCTTCCTCATCGTAGTGACCGCTGGACATCAGGACGCGGTAGAACTCCCGGAGGCGAATCTGCGCGTTGTTATTGATGTCCTGCTTCTCGATGCCCATCGAATCCAGAAGGGCATTCTGCGCGGCCTGACGAGCGCGGGTGATACGCTCTGCGTTGCGGACCTTCACTTGCTGCGCGAGCGTGAGTTCGTCCTTCGCTGCGACGAGTTCATCGGTCGTGGCGTACTGCGTGAACGTGACATCGAACTCCAGAACAGGCTTGAATTCCTGTCCACGCGCCGAACCACAGGTGAACTTCTTGGTTTTGGTAATCACTTGCTCTCTCCTTCGCCCGGTAGCCGCCGGGTTCGGTCCTCGTCGGGTGAACTCCCGACCCACTGAGTATCTCAAATGGCGAGCGGCGTGTCAACGGTTTTCTTCGGGTGCGCGAGAAAATCTCAAATTATTTTCGTCGCCTCTTTTTTTTTTATTTGTCAACCCACAAGATGTAGTGGTCCACCGGGTACACCCCTGTATCTTGGGGCTTGACACAGCATGTCAACCGGGTGGCGTAGCAATAATGTGTTTCGGGCATAAATATCTGGAGACCCATATTTCTGTAGGAAAAATAAAAATTTAAATCGAAGAATATACTTATATTGAATAAGCATATCAGTTCACCCATGAACGGCTCGCTTCGCTCGCAACTAATTGAAAACGAAGGACTTAAAGGGCTTGACAATTCCTCGATTCCATGAGACGATTGACTCGGCCCCAAAAGGCCCATCCCTATACATTTTAATTTTGTCTTCATTTACACCATAGGTGTATCCATGCCAATAGGAATTGTATCTGACGCTGATCTCCAGAGGGAACTCAAGTCATATACGCCAGCCAAACCCCTGGTAGTCACTGGTCAAATTCTTCCTCCATCTAATGAATCTATTCCATCTGTTGAAATCATACAGAAGGAAAAGAAGGGACGTAAAGAAGGAGATGTAAACGTACCCGATTCACTTAGAGCAATCATAGGCGAAGAAGCTCTCTTAAATGGTCGAGCTGCCGCTGTAGATTTAGCAGGTGAATTCGGTATCTCTCCTAGTTCCGCAAGTGCGTATGCAGTGGGCAGTACAAGTACTGCCTCTTATAATAAGCCATCCTCCAGCATCCTGTCAGTCATCAACAAATCGAGAGAGCGAGCTACACGTAAGGCCGCTAAAACTCTCAATGCTGCATTGTCAGCAATCACTCAAGAGAAGCTAGACTATCTCGATGCAGATAAAGTATCTGGCATCGCTAAGGATATGTCTGTCATCATTAAGAATCTTGAGCCTAAAGTTGATCCATCTTCTGCTGGTAATGCACAGCCCCAATTCACCATTTACGCTCCACAGTTCCGTGATGAGCGTTCCTTCGAGTTCATTCAAGTAACGGAGTAGATCATGTCCACTCTTACCACAATTAGACTCGATCCATTCCTTCCTACATTGAAGGCTGGTACTCCTAGTCTTCATGTTACGGCTGAACAAGATCTTTATATTCGTGAGGTTCTTGACATCTGCTGTTCAGATTCAGCCTTTGCAAAGAAGGCATACGCGGCGCTGAAGTTGATCCTCACAGTAGGTCAGCCCGCAGCTGCTCCTACTATCACTAGTCTCAATCCTAATACTCAAGTACATGATGTGAGTACAGTCCTTGGAGTAGTTGCAGTGACTGGAACTGGATTCATGCCAGATTCAATTGTCCTAGTAGATGATATTCCAGGATCTACTGCATTCGTGAGTGCGACTGAACTCACTGCTTCATTCAATGTATTGCCTGCTCCTGCTAGCTATTCATTGAAGGTACAGAATTCAGATGCTCAGGTATCGAATGCGGTAGGCTATGAAGTAACTGCTCCGGTTTAGTCATGCCTACTGAGACTCTATCCGCAGGACCAGTTCATTCTATTCTACAGAATGTAGTGTATGCAATGCCGCCTCGTACGGTGTTGGTCACTTCATCTGTTGCAGTAGAGACATCTCTCAATGGAACGGTATGGACTGCACTAGCTAGTGGAACTAATAGTTCAGCTCCATTCCTTCGATGCCCAACGGCTAATGCTACAGTAACCTGTAAGATCTTCAAGTAGGAATTATGACTACTCTTAAATCAGACCACGGTAAGTTCGCATCTTCCGAAGACGGAGGTAAGGAGCAGGGTATTACCGATGGTAGACCAAACGGTCTAATGACTGCGAATCGTGATTCTGCTGGTGGATGGGAATCATTTACTATTGAAGAATCAGATGAACCTGGAATCTATGGGATTAAGTCTACTCATGGATTCTATGCATGTTGTGAGGACGAGGGCAAGGCAGGTTACATTGCCTTCAATAGACCCGGAATCACAGCATGGGAAAAGTTTAAACTGTGGATCTCAGATAATGGAAGTAAGGTAGCATTTGAGTCAGTCTGTAGGCCAGGCTATTTCATTAAAGTATGGGGAGATGGTCGAGTTGAATTAGCTCAGCCTATGTGGGAGGGTGAACCCTCGGTTGAGCCAGGTGGATACGAGACATTCACTGCTGATCCTCCAATCTCTCTATTCACTCCCATTGCATCACAAATCAAGGGTCAACTGCGTGTTACTTCAGTAGGTTTCGCAGATGATGCTGGTCCTTTCCTTCCTATTGGCTTGCATGTTGGTGATCTATTCAGTGTATTCGTGAGAGATCCTACTAAAGCCGAATCTATAGTTTCTAAGGCACAAGCAGCAGGATATCCTCTCATCCATTTCTGGATGAATCTTGGTACATTAGGTGGAGATTACTGGCTAGGTAGAGAGTGTGGCTGGGGTTATACTAATGACTTCTGGGGCGAACTCTCCCGTCTAGGTGATCTCCTAGATAAGTATGGAATGAAAGGTGGTTACAATCTTGGCGACTATAAACTCTGGTCGGGTACTCACACAGAGTTCTTTGCTGAACTTGGACGACACCTCAGAAGTAGAGAACATCAAACAGCCGCGTATGTATTCGGTGGAAATGAAGCGTGGCAAACGGGTGCAGATAGTAAGACAGAGATTTCCGACGCACTCGAAGCATTCAAGGCGGAATGCAACACGGTCCCAGTAACTACTACTGCTCCACCTAGTGAATCTGCGGAGGATATAAATGAGTGGTGCGGAGGTGATTTCTTCGCCATACACGGGTTCAGGGACAACGAAGATCATGACAGAATCCGTCATATCTTTTCGGTACCTTGGGAGGGTTCTCCACCATGCGCGTATGGATTTCAGGATGAGCCTACAGGACCGGGTGACGAGGTATCAGTTAAAGCAAGGCATTGTTACGAGGGGCGAGATGTCGATGCTAACCATATCTGCGCCCTAGCTGTTCAATCTCTGATGTGTAATCAGGGATACAACTATTTCTGCGGAGCGGGCGTAAAGAGTGATACAGACATTACTACTTACCCCGGATTCTATGAAACCGCAAAAGTCAAGGCAATTGTTCCAATCGACATTATGGGCTGGCCGGGACCACTACATTTTGGTTCATCTCAGCCCAACAGGGTATTTAGTCCGTGCGCAGAGGATACCCTACGATTCGATCACAGGATCTCTCATGAAGGCGGGATTTTCGGTATCTTCTATGGGGATGAAGGACACACTGCTGCAAGGTGCGAGCAAGCCTGTTTCCTCTCTCTAGTTCATTGGGATGGTTCCATCTCTGAAGAAAAACAATTTGATCTCGGTCAGGAAATCCACTTTGATTTCGTGCGTTCTCAGGGTGGACAGCCTAATGGCTATACTGCTCAAGTAGTTGTGGGGAGACTAAGATAATGGGACTCTACGATACGATGCAGCAGGTTGCCACTCCACAGACTGGTGCAGTGAACGGCACATCTGCCCAGAAGCAGCCTCTACAGAATGCATGGCAACAGAAGCAACAGCAGAGAGCTAATCCTGTCATGCAGGGTAGGCCTGCTATGCAGAATAACATGCAGAAGCCTAATAACAATATGGCTTTTGGACAGGCAGCTGGTAATCTGATGAATGCGTATCAGAACAGACCTTCCCCTACAGCTGGACAGATTCCCGGTGGAATGGGTTCTCGTACACAGATGCAGAATAAACAGCAGATGTTGAAGAATCAGACTGCTGCCGCTGAAGGTGGTGGTATTGGTGGATCTTATAATCAGTTAATTCAAGCTCATCCCGGACTAGCAGATATGAGAAATACGGGAATGCAAGCAGGTCAGGATATGAGTTGGATGGATAAGCCGGGGGCTCTCCAACTTCCTGCTAACTATGGTAAACCTGATGTAATGCGTGAAGATCAGGTACAGTCGGGTATCGCAAATCTCCAGACTCCATACGATCAGCAACAGTCTGCACAGCCTATTCAGGAAGTGAATCCAATGCAAGCTGCGGCTGAACAGATGCGAGGTTATGAGGGGCCTGATTTGGGATCACAAGATCCTCGTGAATTAGCGCGTGTATCTGGTGGAATTGGACCATCTAATCCTATGCAGGCTATGCAGCAGATGGATGAGAATGGATTGGAAGTACGACGTGGAGCACGGTAGTTTCGACACGCCTAGTAAGAAGGTCTTCCAGAGTAATGAATGGAGACCTTCGCCTAAGCAGGAACAGTTTCTTTCACTACCTACTACAGTAAAGGAAGGGTTTTATGGAGGGGGAGCAGGTTCAGGAAAGTCCGACGTCTTACTACTGTATGGTATTGTCCATAGATGGCATGAGCATCCTAAATTCAAACAAGTGTTCATGCGAAGAACCTATCCTGAACTTAGAAATGAGATCATTCCTCGATCAAGGGAACTTTATCGTAAATTTGGTGCAACTCTTAATAAAACTGAAATGTGTTGGACATTTCCACGTAGTGACCAGTACGGTGGCACTGGGGGTACTAACGAAGGAGCAATGATCTTTCTGGGTCATTGCGAGAATGAAGATGACGTCCACCAGTATGACACCATGCAGATTTGTTTGTACACTCCGGATGAGCTTACATCCATCACAGAGTGGATTTATACCTACATTACATTCCAGCGAAATCGTGCTCCGAAAGATTCTGGACTTCCATCAATTACACGCGCAGCCGGAATGCCGGGAGGTATTGGACACACTTGGACTTACAAGAGATTCATCAAACCATATCCCAAGGGTGGAAAAATTATCCTTGGAAAAGGTGGAAACAAGCGAATCTACATTCACTCAACTCTAGAAGATAATCCACACATTGATCCTACTTACAAGCAGTCACTTCAGGGCATTACGATTGAAGCAGAGCGTAAAGCCAAACTATTGGGTGATTGGGACGCCTATCAGGGGCAGGTATTCGACGAATTTCGTGATCGTAAGTTCGAGGACGAACCAGAGAATGCAATTCATGTCATCCCGGAGTTTGAAATTCCGTCATGGTGGCCGCGTATCGTCATAGGTGACTGGGGTTTTGCTGCAATGACATGGGTTGGATATGCTGCAATCTCTCCAAGTAAGCGCGTGTATGTCTATCGCGAGCAAACATGGGTCAAAACGAAGATTGCAGAGTGGGCACCACATGTTAAGTTACATATCGACAAAGAAAACCCACGTTTGGTTCGATTCTGCAAGTCTGCTGGACAGGATAGAGGACAGGAACATACTATTCAGGAGCAGATTGAAGCAGAACTTGGAATTTCTATTGAGTTATCCAACAATACCCCTGGAAGTAGGATCGCTGGTAAGCAACTTATACATGAATACCTACGGTGGCAGCCAAAACTAGTAAGTGCGCAAGAAATTGGACAGTATAACGAAGAATATGCACTTTGGATTCATCGCAATCGTGGATTGAAAGAGTATCAGAGCTATCTAGACTCATTCAATCCAGTTGAACCTGAACAGAATATCCCAAAATTACAGATTTTCGCGGGTGCGTGCCCAGTTTTAGTCGAAGCTATCAAAGCATGTAGCTATGACAAACCCAAAGGAAACAAAGCAGCCGAAGACATTGCAGAATTCGATGGGGACGACCCAATTGATGGTCTGCGGTATCTTGTTGATGCAGCTGAGAGTTTCTTTGGAGAGGCAAACGAGGAATTCAAGCGTGTCGAAGCACAAGACAGACTGGTACAACAGCTACATCAGAACAAGGATTGGACTGCCTTCTATCGTAACATGCACAAGGTAGAAACGGACTCCGATGAGACGATTCGTCCTGTTGGTCGCTATCGTCATTAATTCGAGTTGTGGTTACATACTTCCGAGAGTGCGTGTACCTCCAACGTGCTCGGATGGGTTGCCAGTTAAAGTTCTAATTGATCCACGGTGTCCACCTGATGGAATATGTGGATATACATGTGACCCGGACAGGTGGATTATAAAGGATCCAAATGCTAAGAAAACTTCTATACAAGTGGTTCGGGTTATCTGATGATCCATGCGAGTCTTGTGAGATTCTGCGTATGCAGCTCGCTGAGAGCAATGCGGAGCGTAAGGATCTTCTTCACAGACTTCTAGATAAAGAAAAGCCCGAACCACCCTCAGCTCCTGAAGAACACGTTCCAATCACTCCACAATTCACTCCGTGGCGTGTAAAACAGCAGATGCTTGAAGCTGAGGATCGTGCGAAGGCTAAATTGATGCGAGACAGAAGTAAAGAGATTG